GTAATTCTTTATAGGCTTGTGCCTGAAACTGTGTGACTGCCTCTGATAGTAAAGGATGAGTTACACCTGTAGCACCTGGAAAAGGTGTAGTCCTCTCTTCATACTTAAATCCAAGTAGGTCTAATCCATCTTTGTAAGTGTTTTCCCAATCTGAACGAGAGTTTTTGTCATCTTCAAAGTTACTTTGAAGATCTGAAGATATCTTTGATAAAAGATCGTCGTCTAAGAATTCTGCTATATTTGATGTAAAATCGGTTTGTTCTGCCTGTGATTGATTAGGATCAAAATCAAGCGTAACTCCACCGTCCTCTTCTGGGATTATTTCAACCCCATTTTGCATGTTATTTGAATCAGGTAGCTCTATAGATTGACCTTTTTCTTCAATCTCAAGAGGACCATCTTCTGTCTGTATGATTCTTTTTTCAGCCATTATTAAGCTCCTATGGGTCTCAGTATATCATTAATTGATAATACAGGGTTAAACATCTTTTTCTTTTGTACTATACCTCCATCTTTAAAGTATGTTGCATAAGGTGTCAACATGTCAGGTGTTAATTCTAATAAGTAAGTTTCTACTTCAGAACCTGAGTTACCGAAGTCTATTGTTCCTATGGATACGTCAGAATTTTTTGATCTAGCTATTCTTCTCAAAGATTCTTCAGAATTACTTGTAAAGTGTGCTCCTGTATGATCTACGGCTTTGGGTCCACCATATTGCATATCATAGGCCACAGCTTTACCACTTCTATTAGGATCAGTAGGATCGAGTTTTATGCCTCTTGTAGGATCTGCAGCTCTTACCGCCTTAGCAGGTGCTACAGCATAGTGAGAAGGAGCATCTCTGTTTATCTGTATGGCTCCGTTTTCATCGAAGTAAAATCTTTTCTTAGCTGCTTCATAGACATCATTTTTAATCAAGGCATCTACCCAATCTTTTTGATCTTTGAAAGGTATATTAGGAAACATTTTATTCATATCTACATTGTCAATTACTCTGTTGATTTCTCTTAAAGACTCATCTCTTAGTTTACCCGCAGCTTTAAGTGCTTGAAACATACCAGGAGTTACTCTGTCTATTTCTACTTTTGCTACATTATCAAATACTTCTTTTGCTTTATTTAAATTTGTTAGTTGCTCGTTAATCTCAAAAGCAGTAGCAGGTAAAGGTCTAAATACATTATCTAATCTCGTCTGTATGTTTTTAACTTCCTCTAAATCTCCTCGTTCAGCATAAGCTCTAACATCTTTTTTTAATTTTGCTTTGACACTTGCAGCTTTTTGTAAGAAGTCTGATTGTATTTCATCAGCCACACTAACAAAAACATTTGCTCCTGCTGCTGACTTACCTTTTCTAGTGCTGTTTAATGACCATCCAATAACGTATGGTTCAGAGTTTGGACCTAATTTATTTTTGGTGGCAAAATCAACATCATCTGTTACTTGTCTCATAGAAGAGTGACCTTCATATCTTGCTATGTCACTAGGAAGACCTCCAATGTCTCCTCTAATATCGGCAGAGTCTATCCATAAAACTCTTTCCTCTCTTGTTCCTGCTACATAGTTATCATTTCTTCCAGAGTCTCCGTATTTAAGGTTTCCTGCATAATCACCATACTTAGCTGATTGTATAGAATTAGAAGGAGATGATGCTACAAGGTCAGCAATCTCATCATAGGTTATAGGTGTTTCGTTTGTAAACTGTCGAGTCTCTTTATTAAATCCACCTTTTTTATTTAAATATTGTCTGATGTAAGCATCTTGTAGCTCACTCTCTCTAACACCAATAGATCTAAAATAGTCTTGCCATTCTTTTGCAGATAGAGCGATACTATCTCTTGCAACAGGTTGACCTTTGATAATTAAATTACCTGTAGGAGAGTTGATGTTTTGCACTAATCTTGAATAGTAAACTCTATTACTTCCTGTTCCAATAGCTGCATCGGGAGTCAAAGTAACAGCTAGTTGTGTTCCTGTTTTTTTCTTTTTGACTTTGACAGGCACTTGTACTTCTTCTACTCTAAATGTCAGCCCTTCTTGATTTCCTAATTCTAATGCTTTTTGATTAGCATCATCTAATCCAGGAGATTGAAAAACTTTTTGTCCTTCAGGACTAATAATATTATAACGTGTTTCTGTTTCTCTTTTAAAAGGAAGCTTGGGTGCAGGTAATGCTTTTTGTTGAGACTTTTGAATATTTGTAATTGTTTTCGGTGCATCTCCTACCATCATCCAATCCATGATAGGTTTAAATACTTGTTTAAAAGGTGCTGCTTCTGCGGAAGGTATAAATAAATTACCTATCTTCGAGAGCATTGATGCCTGGTCCGTTGTTCGGGGTTCTTGATTTTCTTCTGCCATAACTTGATCTCCTTCTGCATAGCCGCGGATCTCGCCTCCTCTAGCTTTTGTTATAGGATCTACATCAAATTTAGGTCCTGTAAAATCTTTTGTTTTTGATGTCTTGACTGGTATTTCAACATCTCCAAAATTCTTGTCAGTTTTTGTTGGTCTATAGCCAGGACTTTGTTTTGCAACGTATTGAAAGTATTTTTCCGTTGCATTGACAAGATCATCTACACTAGGAGGTATCTCATTACCCACTTTAAATTGTTGTTGTCCAAATTTAAAATATACAACAGTGCCAAGCTTGTTTGCTTTTTTATCCAACTCAACAAGTCTTTTGTTAATTTCAGGTGGAATTTTTTGTCTTAACTGAGGACCAACTTCTTTATTAACATATTTTCTATTTACTTCACTAACAATTTCTGCAATCTCGTCTTCAATCTTTCTGTGATGTTCTATATTAGTTCTTGCTAAACTTAAACTTGTAGATCCTTTTAAAGAACCAGCAAAACCAAAATCATCTCTCATAAGCTGTAAAGGAAAATTATGCGACAAATGAAGAACAAAATCACCTTTATCTAAATTTTGAAACTGCTGTGGAAATTCAGTACTGTACATATCAAAAAGATCTTTTATTCTTTCTGTGCCTTGTTCTCTTAGCTTATCAAGATTTCTAATTGTAGCGATGTCATTCTTATATAATTCTTTGTAGTTTTTTTCTACTAAGTCATCTACTAATGCTTGATATAATTCTTTTTTATTTCCTTTAAAATTTGGAAACAAGTTGGGATTTACACTTCTTAGATAATCATAAAGAAAAACATATTCTGCTCTTCTAGGACCAGATCCTATTTGATATCCAAGTTTCTCTCGATTCTCGCTCAAGACAGTAGGAATAACTGCTTTTTTACCTTCACCCTTAAACTCTGTAGATGCAAAATATTTTTTGTAGTCTTTATTTGCAGTAAAGAATCGAGATAACTGTCCACCATCTATTCTATTACCATTAAAATCTACATTGGTTATTTCATTTTTAAAATGAAATCGACCATCATTCATAAAAGTATCCATATAGTTTTTTAAAAAATCAGGTACTGTTTCAAAACCTCTATCAAAACCAAAATCAAATGTCTTATCCAATTTAACTTTTTTTCTATAGGAAGGATTACTTTGTAAAAAGGCACCTACATCATTTGTTATAGTGCCATCCGACGTCTTGGTGCTTTTAAACATATCACGTAGATCCTGTGAAGTAATAAATGTTCCTTCAGGAAGAGTATCTAAAAACTCTCTCATCTCTTCTCTTCTAGCAATGCCTGGTTTCACTGCAACAAATTTGTCACTTATATCCTTACGATTATATTCTTTAACTTTATTGACTTGTGCATAAGATAAACCTGTTTCATCTGCAATTTGTTGAATAGAAAATTTTTTATTAGGGTCTTGTTTTTTAAAAAATTCATTTACAATTTCTGAATTTGATATTTCTTTTTTATTTATTAATTCATTTGTAGCTTTTCTAATTTCTGGAAATTTCATAACCAATCTTTTGCCTTCATCCTTTGATATTCCTATTTCATCATAAAGATCAATTTTTTGTTTGTATTTTTTTCCAGACTGATTAGCAGCTATTATTGCCTTTTCTAATTTTTCTTTTGTTGCTTCTTGGCGTGTCATTAATACAGGAAATTGATTTTCAATATCTGCTATTACTTCTGGAATCTCTTGACGCGCTTGTGAATTGGCAACTAATTCACCTAAAGGCATATCTTTATACTTATCTAAAACTTCACCGCCGACTTTTTGAACTGCTTTTCGACCACCCGCACCACCTAGCCAAAACTCTAAAGGTAATATGCCAACACCTAATTGTTTAGTTCCTGATAGTTCTGTAAATTTTTTTCCTTCTTGAATCTCTTGAGATCCTTTAATTGCGTCCTCTAAAATAAAATTTAGACCTGAGTTGATGCCTTCTTCAAAGGTAAGTTGTTCATACTTGTTTCCTGTTCTTTGCTCATAGAAACGAATATCATCAGCAGTCATTTGTCCTGGTACTTTGTCAAACATCTTTTGAGCTTCTTTTCTAATAGCAGATTTTTGTCTTCCTCTTTCTGCAGCTTCAGGATTAACCATATTCTCTGCAATTCTACCAAGAGTTTGTGCCATTATATCTCCGTAAAGATTAATAGGACCTCTTGCAATATCTGCCATAAGTTCTGACGATTTGTCTAATTTATCTTGTTCTGCTTGAGATCTAAACTTTCTAATATCTTGATACTTACGTCCTGCTCTTACAGGCGCAAAATTTGCTAATCTACTATTGTTATTAACGGCCATTAATAATATTCCCTCTGTAGTCTTGGTGTAGCCTCATCCACATAGTCAGTACTCATTCGTATAAAGTTACCTTGTCTAAATCGCATTACCGCTTGTGTCATGCTGTCCACCAAGTCATCGTGATCGCCATAGGGAAATGCAGCGCATTCCTCAATAACGTCGTCCGACCACCTTGTTTCAGGTGTCCATATCATACCACTTTCGAACAACGGTGCAACAGAATTAACCCTGACATGCTTATCTTGTCCCTTACTTGGTGTAAAGTTGACAACAGGAATACCAAGTTGTCTTAGTTCATGAGTTAGCGGTAGACCAGATGCTTTTGCTTCTATGATTATTGTTTCAGGTTCCCAATATTTATATTCTTTGAATGCAATTTTTTTTAGTTCAGGAAAGTCCCATCTACCTCGTTTGGCATCTATGAGTATCAGATGAGGGACATTGTTGGGTTTAGGATAGAAGACTCCCCATGTTGTAATGGCAGANTAGTCTGCTGTTTCTTTTTTACTAAACGCTGTATCGTAACTTTGAATAATGTGATGCAGCTCTGGCATGTCATCTTCTTCCCAATAGTTCCACCACTCTCGTTTGATAATACTGCCTTCTTGTGATACGGGAGCCTGTTGCCACTGTGCATTCCACTTAGCCGCGGACAGCGAGGCTTTGACAGATTCTAATTCATCTAGTTTCCAGAATCCTGGCCATACAGGTTTGTTGCTTGGTAAGATAGCAGGGAACTCTACAACATCCCATTGATCTGCTTTGAGTTCTCCTTGCTTCTTCATTAACTTACCTGTGAGATCTTTTACCGACCAACGGGTCATAACAATGACGATTGCACCCCCAGGTTGTAAACGTTGACGAGGACCTGATGTGTACCACTCGTATGCTGAGTCAAGGGCGGTGTCGCTTAGTGCGTCTTGTTCTGAATGTGGATCGTCGATAATTAACAAGTCAGCACCACGACCTGTTACTGCACCACCTGTACCTGCAGCGAAGTACTCTCCACCTTGTAAAGTTTCCCAACGACCTGCCGCCATACTATCAGGTTGTAACTGAGTTTTGAAAATTTTTTTATACTCTTGTGTATCCATTAAGTTTCTAACTTTACGACCAAAGCGAATAGCAAGTTCTCCTGTGTGTGTAGTTTGCATGATCTTTGCTTTAGGGTTTTGGCCCACGAACCACGCAGGAAAGAGAAAGGATGC